AGACCGATCACGGCACCGACTGAATAATCATTCTTTTGGTTTGCCGCGTATGCAAAATCCCAAATGATGTAATACTGAAGTTGATGTGGAACGGCTTCTAAACCGATTGTACGCTGGAGCATGAGATCCATCGTGAACTTGATCTTACGAGTCCCCGACGTACTCAACATGTACTGGGAAAGATAAACCGCTATGTCCTTTTTCTTCTTTCGGTCTAAAAACTTGTGTGTTAGTCTCTCTCGGCCAGTCTTGTCAAACTCAAACAACAACTCATAATCAGCCGGCACGCAATCGCGCTCGTCCTTATGAATCATCTCAGTCCGCAACCAGCGGGCCGGAGTAATCAAGGTTTTCAGATCTTCCGGATGTAAAACGCTCTCGACCGTGTGTGAGTACAAATCGGATGGAGCGTACGGTGTTCCCAGAAGGTCTTTGTAACCACCCGGGTCAACCAACGATTCGGCGTAATTGATCTTCCGAATCACCTTAGCTACGAGCATCGAAGTGTCGGTGTTCTTATCGTTGACGACGTCGTCGCCCTTCATCAAATCGCAGTGCCAACCAGGCAAGTTCGATAGAATCGATGATGCCCAGGCCGACGGGTCCCTTTTCTTCTCGTCGCCCACCTTTCTGCATGGACAAATGAATTCGTCCTCGATTCCTTCCGTCTTATGCGTCAGAGTCCACTCGGGAAACAGTTTCTGAAAATTCGTGGCGTCTGTCTGATCGGGAATCAAAAAGTAGTTCTTAATTTCCCCAATAAACGCGACCGCCAAACCCGACTCTGCTGTAAGAATTAGAATACGAATATTCGGAAGATTGATAAACCACTGCACACAGTCTATCGCGTCGATCGTGGATTTGAAACTTCCACGAGGATACAGCAAAAGACGCTCTTTCGTTTTGTCCTGCTCTTCGATCTTCTTCGACGGATCCTTCTGCACAAAGAAATTACATATCGGAGCATGCGTGAAGAACGTGAAATCTTTATTGAAGATCTCGCGTCCGAGGAAAAGCAAATTCGTACGACACACAAACTTCAAAAAATCAACTTTTTCGGATGACTTCGGGCAGTTCTTACGATCTATCCACAAATCTTTTCCACTCTGATCTTTTCCTTTATACTCTACACCCATGATTTCCAGACGCCGAATAGACGCATCGATGTTCGCATTAGACCCCGCTTCACCGTACTGCGCCATAGTCATATCAAAAGCAATGTAACTCTTCGCACGTATGATTAGTTCGTCGAACGTTTTTGGAGCAGGCCCAGCGAGGTCACGATCAGCAACCTTCCAGAAGTGTTTGATAGACAATTGTTCGCCGGCTTTTGCAGCCTCGGCTTTTCCCTCATTAACGAGGTAGTCTTCTTTCATCCAGTCTGATTCTGACATGTCGCAACCTCGCAGAAGGACCCAATCCGAGTCGTTTTACGATACATCAATATCTTTTACAACGCGGCTGGTTCCGGGGATTTACCACCCTGACCGCCGCCAACAGCTTCTGCCGCAGCATCGTCTCCCAGGTGTTGATCCATACCCTGGCGCAACGAAGCGTAATCCGGCGCCCCGTAACTAACAGGCTCTTCCGCTTCTGGCATTTTTCCATCTTCCCCCATCTTGGGAGGATGCGGATGATGCCGAACGGTATGCGAACCGTTGGGGTGGTGCTCGATTTCAGTCCGATGGAACTTAGGTTTCTTGCCACCCTTGTGCTTACCCTCGGCCTTCTCTTCTTTCTTGCTTTCGTGTTTCTCTTCTGCCTTGGGTTCGTCCTTCTCTTCGTCGATTGCCGCGGACATAACACCCTTGGCTTTCTTTCCTAGATGTTCCATAGCTAGTTTCTCCGCTTTGTCCTTGTCTTTCGGCAGGACTGTCTCGCCTTTCTTCAAATTCTTTGGCCCGTCTTCTTCAACCTTACCGCCCTCGTGCATCTTGGGAATATCTTTCATCTGTTCTGCACGCATTCTGATTCCTTCGCCGGCGCTTTCCACTTCTCCTAAAAGGCCAGACGACGGCGCATTTGGTACTTTCGGAGCAGCAGGTACAGGCAACTTAGGCGGTTCGCCAATATAATTATGACCGCTCTGGGTCCCGATTTTCGGGTTGTTCTTCGCGTCTTCCAAAGCTTTCTTGGCATCCGAGACTTTCTTGCTTACCCCACCGTCATCTTTTAATTTATCTTGCGCCATGTTCTTTTCCTCACCGCGGCTGTGCCGTGTGTCTCATTCGTTGTACAGGCGCCTCTGGCGCCTTGGGTTTCGGGTGCTTACGCTTCGGAAGATGCGAATAGTCTGTTGCTTGTTCCCACTCTTTTACTTTATCAGGACCACCAAGAGCTTCGGTTCCTTTCTTGGTATGGGCCCACGCGTTTTGCTCTTTACTTTTAAACGGCATGTCACACCTTCGGAACGTCAATCGGAAGATCAGGAGACTTGCCAGTCAATTTTGCAACAATATCTTCGGCTTTGTGGGCCATGTTAGCCACACCACCGCCACCGAGAAGCATTGCAATTCCTGACAATTCAGGTAGGACATGTGTTGGAGATTTGGCGATCGAATACCACACCCACCCCACTGCATTTAGAACAATGAAGACCATAATTATGTGGATCGGATTGACAGACTTTTCCCTGTCGTCTAGGAAAGACTTAATAGCACTCATGAGAATACTCCAAAAGAAAAAGAGCCGCCAGGAGGATAGCGGCTCTTCGTTGTTCGCGAACAGCGAACGGGTTAGTTACTTTGTGGGCGCCGAATAATCGTTTGCGTGGAAACCACTACCGACTAAGATCGGTGACCCGGGACGGGAAAGAACTTTTTCAACTCTGCGAACGCGGCCACAATTAGGACAAGGCTGCTTTGATCGTTCACTTTGCTCAAACGAAATCATCAACTCAAACTTTTTGGTGCAAACTGGACACAGATACTCGTAAACCGGCATCGGGGCCTCTCCAGGTGCTACTCAGATTCTTTGGAACGGAGCGTTCGCTTCACCTTCGTCGGGCCACAGGTTGGACATGTCCAGCCGTGAAGTCCGTGAACGAATTTCTTCTCGTCCATCTCGACTTTCGGCTTATGAACCGAACTTCCACATTTGGCACATTTATAAAGAAATCGTTTTGACTCGCTCATGCACTCTCCGAACCCAATTTAAAAAATCAATCACGCTCATTTTGTTCTTTGCACGATTACAAACAATACAACAAGAAACTACATTATCCACTGTATACCCTATATTATTGTCTTTTCGGTCAATTCCACTGTAAACAAAAACAGGGCCACCACCACGATTTTGCCTTTTATTACTTGGAGGACAAGAACAATAGAAACAAACTGAATGCATCAATGTATCAAATACTGTTCCATCTAAAGACCACTCCAAATTTCGTTTACGGGCAATGTTTCTATAAGCACATAAGATTGCGTTTCTTTCCGCGGTTCCGTTTTCTATTAACAATCGCCTCGAACAACCACAACTTTGTGATCGACAAAGAGAGTCTGTTCGAGCATTTTTCTCTCTGCCACACATGCAACGAACCCGCCAAATTGCATGATTTTTACTCACACCAACAACATAAAGCAACGTCCAATTACCTATCTTTCTTTCGGAGGGTGTTATTAGTTTACAGTTTTCGTGCACTCTATCCCTCCATAAGACCAACGAATAGTGTCATGAGGGGTCTGACCCCCGGAGCAAATCATTAAAAACAAGCAACTTAGTACAGCCAAAACTTCCAAATCCTCAGGGTAAATCGGGATACCGAGCATAAGCCCGATTACGCCAGCCAGCGTCAAACTTGACATCCTCCGGATTCCGGGCCTCAATCGCCAAATAACGGGCCTCCTGGGCGTCCCTGAGCTGCTCCGCGAGCACTGTAGCTTCGTGATCAGAAATGGCCACTAAAGTCCGTGGCCCCATCACACCATCCACGCTTTGCACACCCAGAACCTCCTGCAGAAGCTTCACAGCCGTCTCGACGCCGTCGTTGACAGCGAAGGACATAAGAGTGGCCGCAAGCTCGTCTGAGGCGATCTGTATGCCGTGGATGGGGGTCCAGTAGCGATCGTAATAGATTTGCTTGGCCATCTCGAGAGCGACTTCGTTGTTGGCTCGCACCGTCGGGGGATCGTCAACCCAATAACACTTAGGCAGCACGGCGCCCTCATCCCGGGTCGTAAGCCCGTACCGAGTGAGGCCGGCACCGTCACCCAGGTTCACGGTCTTCCCTGCAAGGGTGCGATCCTCAAGTCTAAGTACCCATTCTATGCAGCTTCCGAAATTTGCCATACTATTTGCCTCCCCATTTTTTCGCTTTTTCCTCTAAATCTTTCTTGAACTGTTCGAATGGTGCGAGATCCTTTTTTGAACAATCAAAACCGGAAGGCGACGGATCAAGGAGACATTTGTGTCCAGCGTACCAACGAAAACCACAACGCGCGCAATAACCCGGATTAACATTGCTTTCGGCGGGCGCCCAATGCGACGGAAGATCGGGATTTACCCAGGCCGCTTTCGGTTTAATCACAGGGTGCGGCCCCGAAGTATTGCTTGTTGCTTCCGGAATCGCCACAGGCTTCTCAGGAATAACCATAACATCCTTGACTATATCCAACGTAAGCCCATCGTGTTCAAGAACCTTGTCTGCCACGATCATGTCGCCATCGACCGCCTGTTTCGTCGCAAACGCGCGCGTTAACTTGCTTACTAGAAACCGCTCCAACGTACGACGCAATTCGCGAGCGCCAAACTCCCGACTTGTTCCTTCTTTGATAATGAAATCTTTTGCACGATCTGACAGGTCAACAGAAATGTATTTGTGCGATTTCAAAATTCGATCCTGAATACGCTTCAACTCAATGTCAAGAATCCGTCGGAGATTTTCATCTGTTAGCGGATGAAACACGATCATACGATCGACACGATTGAAAAACTCCATAGAGAAAAACTTCTTTACCGCATCTTTTGCAGCATGATAAATATCGTCTTCTGTTGACTGTTGGTTTTCTTTCTTAGCCACAAACCCCATCTCTTTGGTGTCACTTAGAATTTTCTTCATATCAGACGACCCAAGATTAGACGTCAGAACAATAACACAGTTATGCATATCCACAGTTTCATTCGACCCGAGGGTCAAAGTCGCGCGATCCATAATCCCAAGAAGAATTTGATGCATTGAGTTATGGGCCTTCTCAATCTCATCAAAAAGAATGATTGTGTATTTCGGACTTTTTCCGTCTGCCCATTTTGCTTCGATAGCCTTCTTAGATATTTTTGCTTCTGTGTCTTTGTGTCCTACATATCCAGGTGGCGAACCAATCAATTTAGAAATTTCGTGAGAAGCTTGGTATTCTGCGCAATCCATCTTAATAAGCGTAACACCCATCAATTCAGCGAAAACTTCCGTAGCATGTGTCTTACCCGATCCAGTGGGGCCAACGAACAAGAATACACCCAAAGGGCGATCGGTAGCTGCCATTCCAGCCATATAAGTCTCGTGAACGCGAACAAAATGCTTAATTGCCCGGTCCTGACCGGCCACTTTAGCTTTCAACCCCTCTTCGAGTTTAACAATCTCGTCAGGTATTTTTGCCTCGTCCAGTTTCACCGTCAGCGATTCTTTCGACTTCGTAAATAGGCCCATGGCTCCCTTTTCTACCGATGGATTGTAACAAACTTTCTCAAATCTTGAATCCAAACATACTTACCTGGGTGTGTGCGCCAGAACGGATTCCCTGCCGGATGGGCTCGCTGCCCTTCCGCCTCCACAACAAGATTGTACGTGCCACACAACTCTTCGTCACGGTGGCGACGGCCGCACTTCGCGCACTTGATCATCTTTCCGAGAAGAGGGTTTCGCCCAGAAAAGGATCGCAACTTAAGCACTTTTTCGAACTCGTCCGCAGCCACAATCAAACGAACCTTCTCGGCCGCCTCTTCCCCTGTAATCTGTTTCACTTCAAGTTCTTCGCTCATCTGTCCTCTTTGTTTATTCCACCTAGGGTCCGGTTGTCCTCTGTGAATTGCAACACCGGAATTCCCCAGTCGGTCCAGTACCCTACCAAGAACTCTGCTTCCGGAACATATTTTGTTACCGCAGATCTCATCTTGCGTGTCAAGTCCCCATAATCCTCAATCCGCGCTTTTTCTTCCAGATAACCATCCACATAAGCTCGCTCAATGTGAACATCATCAATCGTGGCAGCGCGTGGGGTTTGGTTCATCCGCCCCGTCAAACAAATCTTTCCTCCGTCATGGTAAGGCTTCGGACGATCATAGCCAATTACCCACTCTGCCCCACCTAGCTTAACCAGTTCGTTTGCTTTAGCTATGCTCACAATCTTCCGGCAGGCACACGGAATCGGCCGCGGTTCCCCTAATTCGATGTTATAACACGAGTGAACTTCAACGGCACCCTTAACCACGATACCTTCCTTGTAAGAAGCGGAGAGGGAACCCGTCACCCCGAAAACTTTGACGGTTGAGAGGTTCCATTGTGGGTCTTTATTCCTCTCTCCACAAAACTGACGAATGGTAAGGTCTTAACCTAAACGAGGCGTCCCGTTGACCGTTAGACCGCGTGATGTTCTATCAATCCCAAGAACCAACATTTTAATTGATGCACGAGATTGATTAAGTTCTTCTGCAACTTCTTCGGCT